GTCGACCTTCGCCGACGCCTCGAGGAACGAGGCGTGCAGGGTCTTGTCGTCGGTCGCGTCGAGGGTCGCCGTGCCGGTCCCCTTCGAGACGATGGCGGCACCGAACGCCTTGTCCGTTTCCATCGCCCACGCGGTCGCGAGGATGCGGAGGACAATGTCCCGGTACGAGGGGCTCGAGCGCCGCAGAACCTGCCACGACTGGTCGAGCGCCCCTGCGTATGTGGCAATCGTCGCCTTGTCGGAGGTGAGGGTCACCTTCTTCGACAGGAGGAGGTCCTTCTCCGCAGCCTGGACCCCGACGCGTGCGGCGTAATCCGGAGTCCAGACGGGCCAGTCGACCTCCATCCCGGAGTCCGGGAGCGCCTCCGTCCCGAACGCGGTGACGACCGTCCGGACGTAGGGGAGGAACCCGATGACGCGGGCCAGCCAGGCAGGGCGGACGATGGACGGGACGTCGCCCGTCACCCCGTCGACGATCTCCGTCGGGGCGGCGGCGGCGAGGGTGACCTCCCGCGCCACGGCCCGGACGATCTCGTCGTTACCGGCGAGGGATGCCTCGAGGAGGTCGGAGAACCGGGAGGGGAGGACGAGACGGGGCGCAGCCGGCGTCGCGTCGGACGGGGCGGGGACGACGGCGGGTGCCGGGATCGCGTCGGCGACGATGCCGCGGACGAGGTCCCCGATCGCGTCGAGGGTGGGCACGGGCTGGTCGGTCACGGGTGAAACCTCCGGGGTATGGGCTGCGGCGATGACTTCTGCGGACGGGAACGCCCCCGCCTCGAGGACGGCGACCCGGAGGAGGTTGACCCGACTCCGGACGTTTGCGCCGTCGGCGCGACGGCGAGACGCGCCCGGGACCGGGCGGTAGACGATGGACGCGCGGCGGAGGACCCCGGCCAGCGCGAGCTCGAGGAGGTCATTCCCCGCCGCGGTCCGGGCGATCGTCGCGTCGAGGAACGGTTCCCCGTCGAGGTCCTCGATCCGGGTCCCGACGCCGACGAGGGGTCCGCCATGCGCCCCCGCCTCGATCGTCACGCGGGAGGGATCGGTCCCCTCGAATGCCCCAGGCTCGAGGACCTCGAGGCCAGACTCGAGGGTCCCGACCTCGCCGTACCGCAGGAGGCGGAGGCGGATCGTGCGCCGCTCCCCCCCGTCGGACGCCTCGAGGAGGTCGACGGCATCGTCGACATTTGCGGTCAGGACGTCGGGGGCAATCATGCGGGGACCTCCGGGGTTTCGGTCCTCGTCGCGGGGGCGGGGGTCCGGGCGAACGGGGTCGCGCGTCCGGGCAGTCCCTCGAGGCGACCGATTGCCGCCTCGTCGAGGATGCCGAGGTCCCGGGCCAGGCTGTACGCCTCGAGCCTGGCGCGGACGTCGAGGCGCGAGAGTTCGCCGAGGTCGAACCGGACCGACGAGGTACGGGGGACGAGGTCGGACCATGCCGCCTCGATCGGGGCGAGGTACAGGGGCGCGACCGTGGCGCGAATCAGTTCCCCGTAGAGCGCGGAAACGTTCGCGTATGTGATCGAGGACCCGCCGACGGAGACGAGGAGGAGGGGGGCGGGGATGCCCAGCATCCGGGCGACCATGGCGACGCCATGTTCCCGGGTCTCGACGAGCTGTGACTCCTCCGGGTTGCCGTGCGTCTCTTGGTATCCGGCACCCCCCGACAGGATCGCGGGCGTCGGGACCGGCCCGCCATGGGCCTCGATCCATCCCTCGAGGAGGAGTTGCGCCTCGTCGTCGGTCAGGGTCCCGGGAACCGTAATCACGCCCGAGGGAACCGCGGACCCGGAGAAGTATCCCGCCGCGTAGAGTTCCGCCGCCTCGATCGCGAGGAGGGTCCGTCGGCCCGCCGTCAGGGGCGAGACGCCCCGGAGGGAGCCGGCGCGGGGGGCGAGGGGGATATGGACGATATCGCGACCGGCGACCATGTCACGCCCGCGCCATCGGTAGCGGGGCAGGAACCGGAGGTCGTCCCAGGCTACGTCGACCTCGTCGGCGGGGATGACCCGCGCGGCCCGGGGACGGCCCGACTCCGGGTCATGGTCCCATGTGTACCAGTACGCGTCTCCCTCCTCGACCATGCTCCGTACCGTCTGGGCAAGGAACGCGTAGCGGGTCGTAAACGGGTCCGGACGGGTGACGATCCGCGGGGCGTCGGAACCGACGACGGGTTCCCCTTCCCGGTAGCAGACGGGGACGAGTTGCGCGACGGCGGAGGCGAGGAGTTCGACGCCCCGTTCGACGACGGGGAGGGTCCCGGGAGCGCCGTCGGCACGGGCGGCGACATACGCGGCGATCGCCGCGCGGACGGAGGGGTACGGGGGCGCGATCGTCGTCGCGATCTCCCCGACGGGGTCAGAGTCGCCGAGGAGCCAGGAGAGGATGCCCACGGGGGAGAGGATGCGGGGCTACCCCCCATCCTGGCTATGGGTCCGAATGGATGACGCCCCCGGGGGGAGGAGTCCCGCCGGGGGCGTCGTCTTGGACCCGCGACCCCGGAGGGCGACGGACGTCCGTCCGCTGCGGTCCTATGTGACCGCGCGAGAGGGTGAGTCTACGAAATCGAGACGTACTCGACGGTCCCGCGGAGGACGAGGGCGAGGACGTTCGCGCCGGTCGTCGCCTCGTCATAGGTCCCGAACCATGCGGGGTCGACTCCCTCCGAGAGTCCGACGACGTCGACGCGGTACAGGGCCGCGGGGTGATTGTCGGACCGGCCCGCCCGAATCTGTACCCGGACGTCGACCCCGAGGACCTCGTCGAGCGTGAATTCGGGGGCCGGCTCCCGGCGGATAGGGGCCTCGAGGTCGTCCTCGTCGATTGCCGGGACGTACCCGGCGGACCCGACGTAGACGAGGTTACCGCCGCAGTAGAGGCAGAAACCGTTGTCGACGGTAACCGTCTCCTCGTCAACCTTGCACGCGTGCCACGCGTAGGGGGTCGAGGCATCGTGGACGTCGTCGCGTGCGCCAGGCTCGAGGGAGTCGACGCAATCGAGGCACCATGCGACCGGGACGGGGGTTTCGGCGAGGAGGCAGAGTCCCTCCCGGTAGTCGTCGCCGACGAGGGTCCCGCACCGGACGCAGGGCGCGGAGACGATGGCGAGGTCGTTGAGGGTCAGTTCGGGGAGGTCGCCGAGGGTGCGAGGGTTCGACATGGTCCAGACTCCAGACTCGAGGACCCGGGCGGGTCCGTCCGGGCAAGTGTAGACGACGACGTCGTTTCACGCCCGCGGGCGGTACCCGTGGACGGCGGGACGGGGCGGGGCGGGCCGGTCGGCGAGGTAGACGGCGACGGTCGCGGCGACGAGGGCGTCGATATGCCCCGCCGACGACCGCCTCCGGAACCGCCATGCGTCCGCGTCCTCCGACCTCGCAGCCAGCCTGGCGGCGGAGTCGAGGACCGGGTCCGCCCGGTGGCGGAGGGTCCGGGCGACGACGTGCCCGAGGAGGGAGGCGCACGCGGCGCGGAACGTCACGCCCCCGAGTTCGTCGATGCGCCCGAGGAATGCCGGCTCGAGGGCGAGGTCCCGGAACGCGGCACCGATCGGCGAGGTCGCGTCGAACCCGAGACGGGATTTCGGGTATCGCCGCAGGAGGTCGCGGGCCTCTGCGACGAGGTCGTCGACGATCGCCTCCGACGCGGTCGGATAGTCCCGGGCGATCTCGACATGGATACGCTCGCCATCGGTAACGGCGACGGCGATCGTCCCCCGCGACCATGCCGGGGTGACGTCGACCCCGAAATAGGGGACCGCGTCCTCCGGGGCGGTCGACCGCGGGTCCGCGCACGCGTCCCAGGCTCCGGGGGGTGCCCACGCGTGCGTGGGGTCCGATATCGACTGGTTGAGCGTCTCCGACGCGAACCTCGCCGGGGTGAGGGACCTCCGGGTCGCCCGGAGGACCTCGAGCTCGAGGAGGCCATCCCGGACGCCGGGGTTCGCCTCGAGGATGCCCCGGTCGGAGTCGGTCGTCCCCTCCCAGACGAGCGCCCCGAACCGCGGGTCCTCCCCGGGGTTCGCCGCAGCCAGGGTCGCCCGCTTATAGAGGAGGGTGAATAGTTCGGACCCGTCTACCGGGGCGGTCCCGGTCGCGACGAGGAGTCCGTTATGCCGCGTCCGGGTCGTGGGTTCGAGCGCGGCCCACGTCCCGCCGTCAATCCCCTTCGTCTGTGCCTCGTCGAGGACGACGACGTCGAACGTCCTACCCCGGGCGGCATCGTGACGGCCCGACAGCATGAACAGGCGTCTCGACGAGTCCGGGTATCCGATCCCGGCCCGCGCCCCGGTAGGCTGCGCTTCCATGCCGAGGGGGCGGACGTCGGCGGCGAGTTCGGCGAATACGCCGTGATAAGCCTGGTCCTTCGTGGGGGCGGTCGTCGCCCCTAATTCCCAGAGGGGCGAGACGTCGAGGAGCCACCCGAGGAGGGCGCGGAGGAGGGTCGTCTTGCCGTTCCTGCGGGCGACGGAGAGGAGGAATTCCCGGAACCGGAGGCGTCCGGTCGCGGGGTCGACCTCGAGGATGCGGGCGACGGCGAACCTCTGCCACGGGGTCAGGACCAGTCCCAGCCGGCGTTCGGCATGGTCGGCGACGACCGGACCCCATGTCAGGAACCGGGCGGAGAGGGGAGGGACGGAGATTAGGGGAGCCTGGACCCCGCGCGGGACCCGGGCGGAGACGCGTACAGGCTTCGCCCCCGCGAATTCCGGGGGGATATCCGGGACGATCCGGACGACCGTCGCCCGACTCCGACGGCCCGCGGGGGCTTTCGGGAGGACGGCGGGCCGTTTCGCCTCTGCGT